AATTATGGTTATGCACAATTATGGAGAAACTTCATATTTAGAAATAATATCCTATATTGCATCTACAGAAAATCTTACAGCAAAGGTTTCGTATGTTCTTCAAAAAACAGATTCCGTAAAATATTATAAAAAAGACAGAAACATTTATGTCTGTTTTACAAATGACGATGCAATGCCTAATTATGCCTACATATTGTCTTCACATGGCGTAGAGAAAGTAGGAGATGCGACTTATATAGATGATAGTTTTACTGAAATAATGTAGGAGGAATTTAGCCTCCTACTTTATCTATGCTTTCTATATATTCAAATTCAATGTCATTAGGTGTAATAGTACTTAGACATTCAACTATGCAGCAAAATATTCTTGCTGGTAATGTCCCAAAATTGCATCTTAGAAGAGCTGATGTTTTATAATTCGGATGAGTTTCGATTTTAACATTAGTTGTTTCATTTTTATTTGTAATACCCATTTGTTCATATCCTTTACTTGTATTAACTATAAGTTCACATTTGGTAAATTCTTTTATATTTCCAGGAGAATAAACGGATAGTCGAACAGCTCCAGTTTTTTTGAATGTAACATTAATATATCCCCATTCTACATTTTTACCTGAAACCGTATATTTTTTCTTTTGTATATAATTAAAACTTATCAGTTCTTCCACTGGTGCAAATTCTTATAAAAATGTGAAGAAATATTTGGGTGGAAGTGTTGTGTGTTAACTATATTAGATAGGCTCTCCTGATATTAACATTGAAACCCATGTCTTGCCATTGTCCGATGAAAATCTATCTGCAACCCATAATTTCCCAGAGGAAGAGGAATTTGTAATAATTATACTTTGTTTTACATAATTCCCTATATATGGTTTTGTTACTTCTACTACACCATATCCGGCAGGTAGAAAAAAGATACCTGCTTCCTCCCAATAGCTTCTCTGCACTGATAAAACATGTTTACCTTCTACAAGAAGAGTATTTAGTGCTCTACCAGATACATTACCAGAATCCCAAAATTGTTCTTTGGGCATCAATCCATTTTTTTCGGCGGTAGCTTTTCCAATCAGTTCTTCCACAACTTCTATTACACCCGGATCTTTCAATGCTTCTTTCAATGTTTTTGTCTGTATCATAATCGTAATTTTTTTAAGTTTAACGTAAAATTATTTTGGTCGAGTCCATGCATCAACGATGATACCATCTACGATGTCAAGACCTTTAATATCGTATTGGGTGTACCACTCCATTCGGGTGGTGATACCTTTCTTCCCACCTACCTTGACTCTTCCTACAAGGTCAATAGCCACATCGTTTTCACCGTTATCTGTACGAACAGCGATACCTACTTGACCATAATTTCCTATATGTGAGCCGCCCGATGTCTTTACGAATACTGTTGCTGCCGAATCAGTCTGAAAGAGATAGCTTGGCAATCTCGTTTCAAAATATCCGGCACATTTATTGTAATATTGAGTAGCTACAGAAAAGGCATTGCCGATACGCGCATCAATATTTTCACCAGCATAAATAAAACCCGAGGATGACATCGAACTGCCCTTAAAGCTTCCAATGTCTCCACTAATACCGATACTATAAGGAGTGATTGCCATTGGTCCGATAGTACCACCCTGAATGTGCATATCTTGAGCTTCTACCTTACCGGTTTTGGCGTTTACCTTATAATTCGGAATGAAATCATCGGCTCTATAATCAGAACTGGGTGTTCCGTTCACAGTACCCTGCTGAGACATCTGTATGTCGCCATTGAAGATAAATGAGCCAAGCTTTGCCCACTGCGCCAAGAATACCTGTGTGGCCAGCAGCGGCCAGTTCTGGTAGGCTACCCATGAAGTCTGTTGAGGATTCTGCTCGATATCTTCTTTTGGGGGGAGCGAACTGTTTCCCGGTACCGGATTGCGCCACATATAGACAATGTTATCTATCATAAGGTACTCTCCGTTTCGGTAGGTAAGGGAATCAGACCAGTTTTCTGAGCGGGGAAACGGTATCGGATTGCGACGGCTAATAAGTACAACCAGCTCAGCCAGCTTCTTTTCATAGTTATCTACTTCTTCTGTTTCCGGATCATCGAGATAGGCTTCCACGAGAAGCTTGTCAGCGTTACCATATCTGTCAGTCGGCAGCATGTAGGACAGTTCATCCTTGACTACGGTCTGGTTGATTGTCTCAAGGATAGTATCACCGGCCATAACCTTCACGCGGAACCATGCCGGAATAACCGTCTGCGTGCTTCCGTTTACTTCCATCAGATGAAAGACAGCAGCATCGGCCTGCACATTATTCTCGTCTACAGAGATGGCAGGCAGAGAGCAAGTGAGCTGCATGTAATGTGCATTCTCACCGTCCACTACTCCATATAGATAAAAAGTCGCTGTAATCATATCAACCAATATCTGCTGTTACATAACCGGAAATACCCATCTTCGCACGCTTGATGTCCTCATAGGATATCTGACAGTTCGTGCCGGAGAATGACGCACTTTCTTTGCCTGTCAACGTAAAATCAGCCCCTTCATTATCCTGGATACGGAATGTCCAAGAAGACACCAGTCCAGACGCTTCTTCGCCACTACTGCGCTTAACAGCTTTCGGAGTAATGGTAGCAGTCTGCCCTTTACGGATGGCAGTACCGTCTATGCCGGTAATGTCCATGCGAACAAAATAAGGGTCTGAAAAGTCTGAGATTTCATCGAATCCCGAAGCAACTAAACTTTCATTATGATATACATCACAACGCACAACTAACTTATTATCGACTTCTGATGCAGCAATTACCTGTGTCTGCGCGGTACCCATGGCGACATCACCACCTGTTGTTACCTTGAACCACTTGAATGAAAACCCGGACACATCGGAAATCTTATTGCCATCCTTGTAGATATCAGCCCGTTCAGTCAAACTTTCTCCAGCTTCAGTGATTGCAGAACCCTTGTCGTTACTGATTACCACATCGTACTGGTTACCGGTGGATTCCTGAATGATGACTTCCTTGGAAAGTTCGTTAAACGGCACACTTTGGCCGCCGATTTCCACAGTTCCGGAGATACTGATTCTATCGTTATCATAACCGGAAATCGGCACAAGGTTCTTCATCACGCGCAGAGCCGGAAGGGGATATGACTGGGAGCCCACTGTAGCCTGATAGTCTGCCAGCTTTTTGAACACTCCCTCCAATCCTTCGTTAGTAGACAGGTTGTCTCCACCAAAAGTCAATTCCAATCCATTGTACATGAACTTAATGGAGTTCGGTGTGACTACATCTCCCGTAGAAGCATCGCGAAGGATGGGCACAACTACCGGACGGTTATTCTCGGCCATCTTTTCAAAGTCCGGAATAAAAGAATTGGTACCAGTATTGTAACGTTGCACCAGCGGAGTATTATCTACACGTACATATCCGTTAATTGTGGTACCGTCTATGATACCCACAAGGGTAAAACTACTGCTCAGTTTGTCCATCTGTTACCTCCTTCTCTTTTTTATCAGTTTCTGTTTTGCTTTCATCTTCGCCTGCAGTATCTTCAGTTCCATCACCTTCCACAACTTTGTCCGGATCTTGAGAAAAGTCAGGATCTACATTCACATCTTTATCCGGGTCCTGTGAGAAATCGGGGTCTATATTTTCACCGGTATCTGGATTTACAGAAAAACCAGGGTCTATATCCGTATCTGTTTCTTCCATCTGTTTCTTCTGTTCCTCAATGAGCTGTTTGAGTTCACGTGCTGTAGAGATAATATCCACCCCCTTGAGTGTTCCCAAAATCCGTTGGTCGGACATCGGAACAATACTTCTTCCGTCCGGCATCGTTTCGTATCGTCCGGAGCGCGATTTCAGCTGCTCTACGTTTACCAATAAATACATAATCTCACCTCCTTCTATTGATATTGAACATTAATTATTATTTTACCATCATCCGTTGTAGCCATTGTTCCATCTTCATTTTTTATGACGAAATAGTGGCTATATAACTGCACATTGGCATACACAGTATATCCGTATCCTTTCTCAGCACCGAAGTTCTTTGGGATAAATTCAATTCTACGACCTATTCCCAATTTCTGCTCCTTGCTGCCGGCTTTCGTAGACTTGCCGAACCACTCGATGTAAAAGAAATCATCCTTATCCTCTCCCACTTCCGTATTGTTGTAGCTTATCATTGCTTCATAAGCCACAGGAGTGGACATATCCGATTTGACACGCACCCCCTTAGTCTGACGAGTTTCTACACGCAGAGTAGATGGCATCTCCACGTTGACACTTGTCACTACCTGCAATTCCTCAGAGGTGGGTGCTGACGGATATTCATCCAGGTAATACGCGGCACGTGCGCGGAAGCTGATGCTACCTTTAATCATTCGGGCATCAAAGCTGAGAGCCTTAGTCCAGTGACCTCCTTCTTCCGGACCGGCCACCAGCACAGCCAGTTCCTCGTCATTGAACTCACGCCATCCGCCGCCATCGTTGACCTGCCACCAGTATGCCGCATTTTCATCCGGCACCGGATTCTTTCCGGAATAAAGCTGAGCAGTCACAGTGCGCATCCATCTGCTTTCTGAATCAGGCTTTTCTATCATCGGGTTAATAGTCCACGCTTTCGGAGCATCAGTCAGCTTTACAGAGTAATTCTGTGAGTCGTACGTCGAGGTGTATACTGGAATACTTCTTTCCACACGAACCTCTGTATTTTTACGTTTATCAGTAAAGAAGAAGATGGCGAATAGTTCTATCGGGTTATCTGCCGGCACATTCTTTTTCACTTTAAGGGCATACAAGGGGAAACCCTCTACACTACCATCACTGATTTCATAATTCTCATTACCAGTAATACGATTGCTACCGTCTGCCTTCGGATTACCCTCATACCATTGTACTCCGGTAAGAGGCTGTACACCGTCCATCACTTCTTCCGGATCCGAGACTGCAACATAAGGAAGAATAACCATTGGTACCAGACTTCTATCTGGCACAAACTCCTGGATATCCCGATTGAATACCTGTACGTTATTTCCGGATAGAATCGTAATGTCTGCGACAAACGATAACGGGTCTACCTGTACATTGGCATGTTGTGGTTGCGTTTTTATTGGCATAAATCAAATATTAAATCCTACATAATTTTCTATCTTTTGTGTTTCACTACCAACCGGAATGAAAATTCGACAGATAAACATTACTGTACGTATCTTATATCCCCATTCTGGGGGCATATCATCATTGGTCAGGCGAAGCGTGTTCAGCTTGCCATCAATGTGAGTCGGCTTCCATGAGTTATCGGAAGGAATATTACCGCTATCACGAAGCCATTCCACCTCCAGCCCTTCAAGAGCCATCACATCGTCTGTAATGTCTATTCCGGAATAGGTAATATAAGCTGTAATATCCGTATTTACCTGTCCTCGGAAAAACTGCCATCCACGCGAGGAAACGAACTCCATGCCGTAGTTCTTGTCACCCTCCAGCATTTCCCATGCCGGGCTGTTCCACTTTGGCTCCAACTGTGTCTTATCTATCAGACAACCCCACTTGCATCCAAGATGGTAGACCGTATGCTGCTCCAGCAGGGTATATGTACTTCCGGTGGGTGTCTGCGATTCATGTGTTACCATGCGGTAAGGAGAGCTTCCCTGCGCGGTCGCAAGACTCCACGGGCCGCGGTCTACCTTATTGGGGAGCACATCCCCGTTGTAATCGTATTGGTATATCTTCTCTGCGATGACTGTCTGCGCCACGATACCCACGTCGTTGGTCGTCACCGGAAGTTTCTCGAGCGCCTTGATATCCGGCAGTTTTCCTATAGTCAGCGCATAGTTATAGTCTTCGAGAATAGGTTTGTAGACATTGGACAGGAACATAATGCGTCCTTCACGAGAGGAAAGCATCCATGACTGTGCCCGTTCGTTGAATCCTCCAGCTTCGGGAAGCGTACTATTTCCGCGGCGTGTCAGATTGTAGCCGGCTACAGGCGGATAGTTGGTACCGCCGGGCACTTCGCTGTCCGGATAGAGCGATACTGTGATACTGTTCTCCTGAACATTGGTGGTAAGGATACGCATCCAGCTGGTGTAATAATCAGAGCCACCGGTCAGTAAAGTGTTGATAATTGAGAAGCATACATCTTTATCCTGGAACTTCATAAAGTCGAAGTCTGTACGTTTCTCAATGATCAGGCGATAAGTGCTTTCTCCCAAATCTTCCACGTATGAAATCTTACCAATCTCGGCAAAGGAATAATCAGACTCCATGCCTTGAATCTGGTTGATGATAAGGTCCATCACCGTCATCGAGCCGCGCACCTCAAGACGTTCAAACTGTCCTCGACCATCCGGGAATATTCCGGCACCTTTGCCAGCCAAAAGGGAGTCGACAAACTCTCCAAACTCTGCACCGCCTAAAAATTTCAAGAGAAAATTGGTATAATCAGGCTGGTCTTTACGAAGGAAATAATTCTGCAGCTCACTAATATCTACTTTGCCAAGATTTTCAATAATGCCAATAAGAACACGACCAACGCGTTCCGCAGTATTTTCACCTTCTTGCGTTGCATTACGAACCTGCTGCGCTAATCTTTTTAATATGTCTATACTCTCAGCCATATCACTCACCTATCACTCTATATACAGTTCTATTAGCCTTTATCTTCCCTTTCCCTTTATAAAGAGGAAATTCATCGCTCTTCTCATTCAAAAACAGTACACATTCCTTCAGATAGCGGTCAGCGATTGAGAAAGCATCGTCATATGCCATAACTTTTTCCTTAAAATCCGGTCTACTACCATATTCGTTTTCCGGTTGTATAAAGCCTTGTCGGGTAACATTCGTATCTCCATTCTTCACAATACGCGCATAGGTATAGTATGCCAGTGCTGTTTTTAATCCAGTTAGCAGCTTCTTTTTCCCACTCTCCAACTCATAGACACCGCCATCGAGCAGCACTTCGTACTTTTCCGGGTTCTCCCTCACGTCAAGATAGAGTGCATCTCCCAAGGCAGACTTTATGTCAATACTTTCAGATTCCCGCAAATAAGTTTCAATTTTCTCGTCATCAATATGCATTGACATCGTGCGAGAAAGAAGAGCTACCTCAGATGTTGTTATTAGATACTGCTGCATTTCTTACATACTTTAAAGGTTGAACACTGAAATCCATTGAAGGGTTAGCCACCTCATACCAATAGTGGAATATGCGAGCAAACGTGCGCTCAATCAAGCGTTGCTGCTTGCAGACGATAGAATTATAGTATTCGAAGGCATCTTCCAAAATATCGCCAGAGAACCCAACCTTACCCACGCGAATACAATACCATGGTTCCTGACCATATGCCGAATATATACGCTCAACGACACTTGAATCTGTCACGGTAAACTCTTTATCATAATTCTGAGAGTTCAAAGGAACAACTTCAGGCTTTTCCTCTTCGTTTTCAAGCGTAACCTCCATGATTTTACCACAATTTGTATCCCCTTGAAGCTGTAAGAGGGTATCGGTAAAACTATCATCGTCATCTTGAGCCTTTACCTCATTCCCTTCATTATCATAAGTGATATTAGAGCCTCTCTTTGTGAAAATTATGGAACCTGGGAAGAAATTATTACGGACATTCCTGTATTTTACATTTGCCAAACCTTCATCGGTACTCATTTCCGTTACTACACGGTCACCTTTTCCCGTCGGATAAGTATCTTTCCCAGCCATTGACACCCAAAGTACCTGTCCTTTGTAATACTCAATACCTCCAGCAGCTTCTATTTGTGAAAGAACTACTGACTTTAAAGGATTAAACACATCGATGTAATCAATATTCTCTTTCTTCACCTGAATAGCTCTGCCTTTACGCGTTTTCTGACCTGTCCAATCGGGATGAACAGCAATCTTGGAAACATAGCCATTATCATCAGGCTCAACCATTCGACAGTTCTCAAAGGGAATATGATGAAGCTCTACAATCTCACCGTAAATGTTATAATTAACATGCAAAGCAACCCCATTAAAGTCAGCCATATCACGACACACGAGTGAGTGGATATCATCTGCAGTCTCTTCTTTCCGGTTTACTGTATATTCAGAAAAAGTAATCTCACGGAATCCATTACCTTCAATGAAATCAGCGAATCGGTCAGCACACTCTGAAGCAGTGGAGCTAGCAGCTACAATGTTCCGGAATGTCTGAGGATAAAGATTATCTTCCCCATAAGTCTGTATTCCAAGAGCTTGCTGATAATTGGTTTTAAAACGAGTGCCGCTCTTCTTTTTCAAATCATGTACTCTCATAAATTCCGTGAGTTTAAGTTTATTCCTCTATCTTTTCGCCTTCTCCTCTATCATCTGCATCTTTTTCAAGAATTTCTCCCTTCTGTTCTGAAACAATAATGGAAGAAGCTTCTTTTATGTATTCATTCAGCAACTTCTTTGTTACTTTTCGTCCATTCACCTTATAGGTTATAAATTCTTCTAAAATGGAATCGGTCGATACCCCATCTTCTAATGCCAGTTTTACATTTTCCAGCAGTTGTGGATCATAAGCCTTACCACGATTATTCACTCTTTCCTGCCAATCATCCGGCATCTTGGAAAAATAATTCGCATTATCGGGATACTTCGCAAGGTATTCCTCTGCAATATCATTAGTAAGATTATCATTTGTATAAAAATTAGAGCTTCCAAACTCCATCTGAAGAAGTACTCCATTTTTCAATTTATATTCTGATTTTTCCTTCATCTTTCCATGTTTTTTAAGGTATAACATTGTTTCAATCACAGCATCATGATAACAGTCACTACATGATGTACGTGTAATTTTTTTATCAAGTACATCATTGTACAACTTCTCAATTTCTGTTTTTTCAGAAGGAGAAAGGGAAGATATACTTCCCAATTCCTTCAACCTATTAACCACATCAATTACATCCATAATCATTCAGCTTCTGTAAGCAGCGTTTGCACAAGAGTAGCCGTAGCTTCATACGATGTTTTGAAAAGATAGATACCAGACTTAGGAGATTTTGTTTCCTGCATTGTAACCATCCAACCACCTTCCGTATCTTCCGAATACTTTCCATCTGACATTTCAGTAGGCTTCAGCCCTTGATACCATCCATACACCTGGAAAGCACAATCGCCTGGGTTTGTCTTACCCATGCCTTTATACTTATTTTCAAGCACCACTACAAACTCACCGTTGGCCAAACCGTCGATGATATTCTCCCTTACGTCCGGGCCATCATCCAACACAACAAAAGCGACAGTGTGTGTGAAGGTATTCCGATATGTTCCGGCCGCAAATGCAGTTCCAGTGCCATTGAAAGGCTGTGAACCCATCGCCAAAACCTTGTATCCCTTCTTCCCTGTTTTAAGAGCCATAGCTTCCAGCACATTCTTGCGGGTAGAGTTAAATGTGGATGCACTGAAATCAATATCCTTACGGTTGACGATAACTCCTTCCTGTTCAAATCCAGGAACAATAGGATCATCGCACGATGGTGCGATGTCCTGTTTCAGTAAATTATCACAAATTCCTGCCATAGTTCCCCCTTTCTTTAATAAGCCATCTGGAACAGATTATCTTCACCAATCAGACAGCCAAGCTTACCAGTAGAATACAAGTAATTAACACGTTCTTTACGATCGAACCAGATATCAAGATCTGACATAATCTGGTTAGCTGGAGTACCAACAAACAACTGCTTAGGTGAACCAAATACAGCACGATGCGGAAGATTTAGTTTAGTACCGTTATTCTGATACTTCTGGATGAATCTGTCCCATATGGATACCCGGTAAACCAATGTACCGTTATACTCTGTTACGTCCAACCCCTTGAATATTTGTTCCCATGTAAGGATTTCCTTGTATTCACGCTTTAGGTCTTTTGCAAGAGCATCGCAAAGTGATTTGGTACAGAAGATGCCGGCACCGTCCATTGATGCAATACGTGAATCAGCATTTTCAAGAATACCATCAAAAATACTGATAGCAACTCCTGCTTCTTTCAGTTTACTGAACTGCAAAGCTGTTGATTCTTGATTATTAGCCTCAATTGCTGTTTTCTGACCTGCATTGGCTGCACCTATAGCAAACAATTGCTTCCAGAATCCGTCCGCTGTCTTGAACAGTTCCACATCCACACCATCTGTAATCTGACCCGAAGATGTTGCATTTTGCGCCTCCGTATCCCCAAACCAGATAAATCGCCACAGCATATGTTTCACGGCCAAGTCCATTGCCGGATAAACGATATCATCCATATATTCGGTAGAAGACAAATCACCAATATCAGTTCCAGTTTTCAAGCAATATTCAGCAATAGTGTTCTGTAAATCAGTATAACACCACTGCAAAGGAATCTGCCAGTCTCCAATTTTCCATTCCTTCTCTGCAAAATTGATATTAGCCTTCTTATAGCTGGGATTACAGCCGGAACCTTTCCAACCGATATCATCCATATCACCAACCCATCCCAATTTATCGCCATTGTGCACATTCTGACGAAGGGTAAAGAAACGTTCTAATTCCTCATCAAGGAAGTTAGTCATAACCAACAATTCTCGGAGACTTCTAATAGCTCCGTTGTCAGGAGTCAGACTCGATAACTGCCCCCAAGTAATTCTTTCATTTGCCATACTTACTATTTACTAAATCTTTGTTTGTTCTTTTCACGAATAGCTGCAAGTTTCTTGTCAATCTTGCTCTCATGTTTTACCTCCGTTCTTCCTGGTACCTGAGGAGCACGGCCAGCCGGTACATACTTGCTGGCTGCAGCTTTTGTGAGTTTTTCAATACCTCCCGCTTTTGCTACAGCATCCAAAATCCTCTGTTCATCTTCCGTTTTGGCATTGGCTGTTAATTCTGCGACCTGTCGCTCTAACTCCGCGATGCGTGCTTCATTGTCTTCATTTCCCCCATCAGCGTCACGGATTTCTGTAATTACACCATCAGTAACCACAATAGTCTTACCATCCGGCATTACATGTTCTCCATCAGGAGAAGCCTTATCTCCCACTTGAGGATCACCTTCTTCACGCTCTACTGTCAATGTATCGCCACCCGCCGTTGTCAACTCTAAAGCGACAGCTGGCACATCCTCAATTTTCTCATAACCTGCTTTAGCAAGAATGCGCTCAAACAAGGACTTCTTTACAGTCATTTCATTTTCTTTACTCATAATTATTGTTTTAGTTGATACTTTAGCCGACTTCGGCATAATTACTTCACTGACAAATCCCAATTGTTTGGCAATTTCTCCACCGAACCACGTTTCTTTTGCCATTTGTTCTTCTAGAAGACTCCGGTCGACTCCGCATCGTTCGACATAAAGCGACAACATTCTTTCTCTCTCAGCTTCTAATCCTGCTTTAAGTGATTCCAAAGCAGAAATATCCAAAGAACCCTCAATTCCAGGACAAAAGGGAGAATGAATCAGAATCTTTGCGTGTGGATACATTTTTCTTCGCTCAATAGGAGCAGCCAGCAGAATAACTGTTGCCATGGATGCACATCTTCCCACTACAGTAGCAGAAATCTCCTTACCAGTAGCACGTAAAGCATCATAGATAGCATATCCCTCGGCTACATCACCACCGCATGAATGAAGTTCTATGTCAATGTGATTATCATCTGGAGCAACCCAACCCAGAAAATCCTGAACATCTGAAAATGACATTCCATCTACTCCGGTCAGATACCAGTTTTCCATCTTATCGGAATCTGCTACAATGTCTTTGTTGATGAATAATTTAGCCATATCTTGTAATCGTTTGAAACAAAGGTAAGAAACAGGATATGGCTATAAGAATTTATTAGACCAATAGCACTGACACGCCCTGTCAGTCATTTTTCAAAAAAAAGAGGTAAGCCTCTGCCCACCTCATACATCACATCTCCACTTTTGTAGAAAATTTCTTCACAATCCTATATATGGTTCTCTCATCGACATTGTATTCATCGGAAAGATACTGCAGTATATAAGTTTTCTTGTGTCCTTCACTTGTAAGACGCTGATAGTCCTTAAACAATTCCAAATATCTTACATCTGACGGTTGCACTGGAAGTGTTTGTAATTGCTCCATCACCCCCTTATGAGTTGTCAGAAATTCATATGCATTCATAAGCTACCGTTACTCTCTAAGAATTTAACTTTATTTGCGACCGAAGTAAACTCCTCTACCGAAACCTGTGGGGCAGGTGCCATCAACATACCTTTTGCTACGGCTCTGGCCAACATATCTTCTCCAATAGATTGACTACTTGACTGTGCAACATTAATAGGAACTCCCCCACCCATCATATTGAATGATGAGAGAATTGGGGCAAACATAGAGGTGGCTCTGGCCGTAATTACCGATTCCCCATTACTAAGTTGAGCCGGAACACTATCACTTGTTCCTGTACCTGGACCGGTAACTAAACCACCTGTTGCAAATTTAGCACTTTTTACCGTATTAATAGCTGTTGTTATATTAGTTAATATGGTGGCTATTGTAGTTGCTATTGCTGCGATATTGCCAGGGAACGGTACCGACTGAGCCTGTGCCACACCTGCAGCTATAGCCTTACCCGTATTGATTGCAATTTCTGCTAACGCAAGTGTTTTACTCAAAATAGCAAACCCTCTGTTGGATTCCCCTAATGCATCAAAAGCTGAAGACAAACCTGAAGTTATTGTCTCTATAGCTTCAAATTTTGTCTGTTCAATTTCAATTTCTTTTTCTGATATAGCTTGCTTAGCATCAATGTATTCTTGATTAGCCAAAAGTTTACGGTTCAGAAACTCCTGCTCACTTTCCCCTTCCTGTTGCTGTATGCCATTCAGCAACTCTAACTTCTGGGAAGCCTGTTCCTGAAGTATCTCCAACTCACTTGCTCCAGATTGCTGCATCTGCATGATTTCATTCTCCATCCTCAAGCGGACAGCCTCCTGCTGTTTTGCAGATATATCCTGCTCATGTTGCAGTGTCAAATCATCAAACAGTTTATTGTATTTATCTACAATAGCCAACTTCATCTGCTCGGTCAGCTCCTTATCAGCGAGCTCAGCATCACGCTGGGTAGTTAATTGTTGTAGTTTCAATTGGTACTCCTGCTCGCTTCCTTCCCTAACAGCTTCAAGTTGCAGAGAAATAAGTTTTGTGCGTTCATCTATCTCTCTTTGAAGTTCTTCATCAGACAGTTTCTGTAACTCCACATTCTTCTGTTGTTCCAGAGAAACAATCTGACCATTGATGGCTTCCCTCGCTTTAACAGTAAGATTCTCTTCCTGCTTCAAACGGATCTGAAGGTCTTCAATCTGACGGGAATAGTTCAGTTCTATCTCCTTTCTCGCCTGCTCACGTTTATCCTTCACCAGTGCAAGCATAGCGTCCTCAGCAGCTCTCACTTCTTCCAACTCAACCTGCTTAGCCTCTTTTGCTGCATCTGCTCTCTCTTTTTCAACAGACTTTATCTCATTCGCCAACGACACTTCTCTGCCCAACAACTCACCTCTTTTATCCTGATATTCGGTAAGTGCATTGTACATTTCCACTTCTGCTTGGGCAATGGCATCATTTGTTTCTTTGGTATTATCGGCCATTGCATTCTGCTGCACCATTAGTTCATATCGTCTTTTAGCCAGCTCATAATTCTTCTTACTGGCTTCCTCTTCCAAACGATTAGCTTCTCTAATAGCCTCCATACGTTCTTTAGCTGAGACATTCAACTCATCATCAGCCTTAGCCTTCAATGTTGCAATAGTAAGCGCATTCTTAGCATTCTGCACCTGCAGATTACGTGTATCACGATCTATTGCTGCCTGCTCCTTTGCCATAGCGATATATCTTTCATTCTCTTTATTAACCGATGCAATATATTTCCCTAAAACTGGAATCTTTTCTAACTGAGTATTAATCCATTTTGCCATTTTTCCTCCAGCTTCTACAACAGATAGAATACTACTTGCCACAACCTGCAATACTTTTCCTATCCCATCCAACACCATTTTCATTGGAGCCAATACAGCGTTCCAACGATTAGTATTTTCCTCACTAGATTTAATACCCTTGGCAACAGCCATAATAACCACAGCTATGGCAGAAATAACAGCTACAATTGGATTGGCCAACAATGCGAGCAAAGACTTTGAAAAGTTCTTTACTGCAGTTCCTGCAGCCAGTGTTGCTTTCTGTATACCTCCCATTTCCTCTTGGACATCCATCAAAGATCCAATAAAGGGAACGTTGCTAGCTACAGCATTCTTGATAGCCTGCTCATAATTACCTACATTGCGATAATAACGCTGAGTTTCTTCCTCGCTACCCTTAATCGCATCAGTAATATCATTTATCTTATCCTTCAAATCTGTACCTCTGGCTCCCTTTCTTTCAGCCTCCGATAGTGCATCATATTCCGCAGTCAGATTGGATAACTGGGCACGAAGCGATCTAAGACTTCCCTCCTGCTCTTTTTCCTGCTTTAACTGATTCTGGATAGTTTTGTTAATAATACGTATTGAGTCATTATAGTCAGCAATAACAGCTTTTGTAGAAGCCATAGCTTCATTATATTGCTGACGAGAAATCTTACCCTCGCTTAATTGTTTTTTTAATTGTTTCTCTGCATTACGTGCCGCATCAATCTTCGCCTGATATTCAGCAATTGCCTTTATTGCATCATTGTAGTTCACCTTAATATCAAGGATTTTTTCTTGTTTTTCTGCCATAATTTAAAGTTGAAATAATTTGCACTCACATATACCGGTCTTCTCTGCTTTAATGCTAATAATAGCATAGAACTTGCCATATTGTCCCAAGTAAATAGGGACAGACATATCCAACTTCTTCAGTTCATAGTCCGGAATCTCTATTAGCTCTGTTATTACCTTAGGTTCTCGAACCTCTTCCTGATAGGTCTTGTATTGCGTTGCTATAATACTTACCCAATCCATACCTTCGAATGTGGCAATTGTCTGATTTTCCATGACCAAAAGTCGAGGTATCAGATTATCATTATACTCCAATTCTCCATTCTCATTATACGAGTATAAAGGAATCTCTGTATATGGCCCAGTTCGAGAACTTTTAATCTCAGAAGCAGCAAATGGAAGAGTTATTACTTCCTCTTCTTCGTCCAATGTCTTATCATCGACATAAATAATACCATCATTGTCCCCTTCTTCATCATCCTTCCACTTATAAATGTTTTTCTGCGCAAAACCATCAAGACTAAACGAAAGCAATTTAGGTCGATTCTGAGGATAAGAAGCAACAACTCTTTTTGTCCAGTTAAGTGCTTTAGACTTGTTGGCTACAATTTCATCCATCGTTATGAAACGTATATCCCCAGCATCTGGTATAGCAAACATTCCACATAGAGCAGATATAGCCTTAATAAAATCTATCTGCTTAATATCCGGCAAATTGGGAACATAATAATAACGATTTACATACTCAGAAGACGCATTATTGACAGATACATATATTTGATTTGCTTTAGGCTTCAAAGCAAGAGATCCGCATGATTCAACTTGAATTCTTATAGATGTATAATTAGTAGAGAGTTCCAACCATAATATCTCTGAGTCACTTAATACAATATCATCATCTATCTTATAAATCACTCTTCTCCTATATTCCCCTTGTGCATCTTGCCCTAAATCCTCTGTTTTTATTGGAGCAAACATATGCTCCATTCTATTGTGATATTCATTATATAATCCAAACTGGAAATCAGTAAAATTATTATACGATTCAATTAAAATCAATACAACTTCTAAAGAAATATGTACATCTGTCTTTTTATACTTTGACCCAATCCGATAAATCACTTTTTTACCTGATATGAGTCTATAATCCCATTTGAGATAATAGTTATTTCCCCCTCCTACATTAAATCCTAAAAGCAAGCGACTTCGCCCATATGGATTTTCCTCAGACTCTAGTACATTATACCAATTCTCATATTGCAATGAAACTTGATTACTTTCAGACTGTCTATCTGAATCATTTCTTGTCAGCAATGGTATAACCAATCGCTCTACAAAACCCTGTCTGGATTCAGGAATAACAAATTTCACTCCACTATCTTTACTTATCTTGTCCAATATCCATTTAGCAGAAACAGCTGGATGAAACCATGCATTAGGTTCATCATTCTTAAATCCATAACTCAACCAAGGCAAACGAGGTGAATTTCCCAATTCCTTGCTCCACACAATATAATCCTCATTTTCCAACATGCCATAAGACAAATCCTGTAATGTTCTATCTCCATTGACAATTTCAGCAAAAGCAGATACATTTCCCCACGCCATTGCTACATCTATTGTATCGGAAACTTCCATCAACGTAACACTAGCATCTGAAACAATTTCTACACCATTACGTAAATATCTGCCTTTATGGTTAATGCGTGGGAACCGACTTATAGATGTCGGAAGATGAGCGTGATCTATTACCTTACAGTTTCTCACAGTCATTGGCAGTTTGATACTATATGTGTTATTACTTACAATCTTACTGACTTCCGTAAAAAGATTGCTCTTATAGTTCAATGTTATATTCGTATTATCATCAATATCGACAGGACTATTATCAATATAAAGTTCGTCTTTCATAGGCTTTGCAAATTAAGTTCAGGAAGAATGATTGTACATACGAAGTCCTGCAAAGATGCAGATGTCTTCACATAATTTTCTACGGACACATTGACTCCTTTCCATTGTGCAACTCCATCTTGATATCCGGAAAACATATCTACCACTGGTGACGTAGCAAGCTCAAACAGAAAATCGTACGTATCTCCATCTACTAATGGAGCACATACCAGAAGGGTATCATTCTCGCTTTTACGCTGTTTACGCCCAGTTCCTCCATGATAACCGTCTATAAAGCTATAACTCTGCATGTTGTTCCGGATAAATTCTCCGTCATTGACAACTTGCCTTGTTTCATCTCCTGGAAGAAACAACCAATAACAATACATACCATGCCTGTTCACCCAACGCAAATACACTCCACAATCACTATTATCTATAGCACATTCTATCCGTGTTGCTATATTTGTAAGCCCTTTAAACGTAAGGTCAAATGTATGATCGAATACAGAGACAAACGAATCACTTCCCGGAAGGTTAAACACAAGCATACTAACAGCATTAATATCTTGTGGGATTAGATTCCATAGTCCTTGACCAGTCAACATAATCGGATCTGTAGGCTCTCCATCAACCGTAACTTCCACACTACCTGAAGCCCCAGAGTATAGCCCCACTGAAAAAGGGAAATTCTTAAACCATGTAAGTTTTCGGCTACCATTAAAACGTTCACCAACTCTCATAGCTCCCCACATTACGAAAACGGAAAAGCCGAAACTATCATCCGGAACATCTATACTGATATCCAGCTTACGCCCCAACCGACTATCCGAAGCTCCCTTTTGAGAATAGTCAACCTTGTTACTGTCCACAGTATCAAAAAAACCCTGGATATATGAAGAGATATCAAAGAACACTGATTCCCCATACATTTCCCTACTCTCCTCATGTGATACTCCGCTCTGAACATCCTCGATAATAACCTTCACCCAATCGAAACTCTTTCCGTAGACATTAATGATTATCGGATTGAAAGCAAAGGCTATCATATCCGGATATTCAACTGTTGCTCCACTAAACTCGCTCTTCCTCATTGAAATTCAAATTAATATGTTCTACTTCTGCATCAAACACTCTCAATATTCTACTCATAATTACTTCAATGGTGTCCTCCATATCAGAAGAATATATATCCTCCTTATGGCCAGACCGAAACAATCGTGTTCCTTCACTGGCAATCTTTCGGGCAACTAGATAAGCAAAAGATTTAGGACGATTTACCTTGATACCCTTATCCTCCATCCACTGCTCAATTATTTTGTAAAATCCTTTTGGCACCTTACCTGATTTTCTTCCGGTTTCCAAAACGCCAAAAGCCTGACGCCCCCACAAGATGGCTCCATCCTCAGTTTCCTCTACCACTAAACTGTCACGAGTTGCTCCAGAAGCAACTTGTCCCGCAGCTTCATGTCTGGCAATAATTCGCCCCTTGAGTCCCTCTAGTTCATCACAGACAATCCGAATTACATCACTCCTTAGACTTTCCATAGACAATTTCCTCCACGCTTTTCGTTGGGCACAATACTGTTCCTGAGAGTTCCTTTAGCTGCAAGGAAATAGTGATTCCTGTTACATTCACACTCAACTTGTCGTAAAATACAGAATAAGGGATATCACCTGTTACCTGCTCGAATAATCCGGAACGGTTCAGATTTAGGACAAACTCCTTAGCCATATTCTTACACCTTTCGATTACTGAATCATTCTCTGTCCCATCAAAGTCGAAGTCTGACTTATCCATAAAAGCTATCATACAATTCGGATAATCTTTTAGCTGTGTCATGCCCAAACTCAATGACCCACTAACTGGGAGAAGATTCAATACAGCAGGAAGAGGAAGCTTGTCAAGCCGTATGTTTGCAGTCTGCCAATTGTCAAAGATGTAAGTCACACCAGCCATCTTATCGACAACACTTTTGATTTTCTGTTCTACCGTCATCATTTCTTATTTTTGTTTAGGTTTTTTCTTAATCTCCGTTCAAACAGCACTTTCTTAGCATCCATATCCAGGCACTTATATACACGTATCCACGGAACATATTCTACCGCCTCATGATCTGTTATTCCCATTCTTTGAGCATAATAGTCAAGCAGCCCAAACAACCCAAAATTCAGCCGGTCCACTCCTGCTTGCTTTTCTTCGGGAGTTGGAGGAACAGAGGTCGATGCAAACAGCTTATTAATACGCTTGACTTCTTTAGCCACCCAATATACAAAGCCTAATACCTCCACTGCATCAGCCTTGAGCAATCTACTCTCATTGATAGACAACAGTAATCTGCATGGAATAAACAAGAAATCTTTACCTGTAGCAATAGACTGTAATTGCATAAGCTCACCCATTGTCAAATCGTTCAGCGTCTCCGGTGTTTTTCTATGGCAAACAGAATACGGTTTCGGTAAAGCTTCCATTCTTTGCTGTAAAGCTTCCATATCCGAAGCTAAATCACTTATCTTAATAAACTCATATAGTGTCATATCCTTCCAACTTTAGCTTTAGGTCTGTGAATCATTGGTTTAATTCGGAAATACATAGCCATAATCAGCATATCCAAATAGTCAGGAGAATGACCCAATATTTCCTTCATCTTTTCTTTGCTGATTATCCCTTTCTTCCGAGTATCTGCATCAATATGCGCCTGCTTGAGAACAGACAACTCTTCGACAATTCGCTCCCGTTGTGCTTCTGAGCAAACTATACGAAGCAGCCTATTGTTAACCATCTCAGCCAGCTTAAAGGCACACTCAGACTTCAGGTTGTCAAACTCCTTATTGAGAGGCTGAGTTCCTCCATGAAACTCCTTGATTCCGTTCAGATAGCTTTCAAGATAACTACCCAAACCATCAGAGTCCGCTATCATCTTACTGCGAGGAATTGAACACTCTATCATCATACGTTTCAAGTCTGTCTCAATGGATTTTCCAGTACTATACTCCTGATCCAATTTGATATAGCATACATTCCCTTTCCAGTGTCCGGCCACAAAACGGTCACGCCCCTTCATCGCAAGGTCGGCAGAACCGGTAGATTCACCTGCAGGAGTAACAAAATCATTTGTAAACAAGTCACAAATAGCATCATAGTCACACAAGGCAGTCGGATCATTGTCATACTCCCAGTTTCCGAAGTACAGACGTTCTTTTGTAACTCGGTCTTTCGTGTTACGCAAGCTCTCGATATAGTCTGCCGTAGCCCAAGGATTATCCTGCACCAAAGCTTGAATGAAAGCATACGGTTCTTTTAGCTTACCTTCTTTCCACGGTTTGTAGAAGTCACGGTAAAGCCAGTTCTTCTTCGGGTTACAGGTAATAAGTATCTTCCCTGGCACATTATATACATCATTCATATGGCGTCCGATACGAGTTTTTAGAACCTCAAAGGCAAGATAATGCACCTCACCAGCTTCCTCAATCCATCCTCCGGTGTACTCTTTTGAACCTAAACGCTCATACATCGGGTCTTTTACAGGATAATAAGTGAGGTCTAGAAAGATTATCTCGGAGCCATTATCAAAACTTATACCCTCATCCGTTGACTTATATGCAGTAAAGCCATGCTGCTTTGCAACCTTATCAAAGGTTACAGCAACAGACTGACGGCTATCTTTCAAATTATTTCGGCCAACAAACCAACGCGTACCAGGAAGGTAGTAGCCACACTGCATAAGCCATTCACAGCCTAACCATGATTTGCCACCACCTCCGGCACCACCATACAGCAGGTACTTCGTTACGTCATCGCGAAGATAGTTGTATGCCAACCGTTGTTTTAAATTGACCTTTTGCTCCATATCACTTCAATTTATCAGCTTCCGGAGTATACGGAAGAAAATCAAATCCTTTGAACGGTTTTCCTTGTGTTGTATGGTCCACTTCCTGCTTGTCAGCCAATCCCAGAGTACGTGCAATGATGTTTGCATTGAAAGCCCCAACACAAGCCCCTTCGAACTGCTGCGTCTTGATGGTTTCCTCCACACGCGCGATGACTTGCAGAAAATCTTCATCCCCTTTATTTATACAATCATCCCGAAAGCTACTCCACCACCTTGTAGAAGCACCCAAATACACGCATAATCCCATGAGAGAGTACGGTCTTGATGTTGGGGTAACTTCCTGCTGAGTATGCTGCTGGTTCTCCGTTATGATTTCATTTCCCTTAGCCACTCTAACCGGAACAGTCTTCTTTACTGCCTTTCGTGTAGTCCAAGGATTTTCATCGCACCATTGGAAATATTCACACGCTGCTTCCCATAGAAGTTCCGGCGTGGCAAAGAGCTTATCTCTGCCATGCTTACTTCTCAACATCCAAAACTGATTTCCCTTAGGTGCAGCCATTATTATAACTTTTCAAATATTGGTAATATGTCTTTATCCAAATCCCATCTTCTATTATTAGGGAGTGGAAGAGTAAACTCTGCTTGTAATGCCTTCATGTAGTCCTCCTTTTTCGCTTTCCGTTCATTAACCGTCATAACCTGGAATGAAGATCCGCGAAGCTCTCGTTCTTGGCCAACCGGAACACCTCTTTCAAAGATTTCAAATGTGTCACCGATATAAGCCTTGTTCAGACGGACCACGTCAGCGGTTGAATGATAATGCTGAAAATACCATTCTCCAAAACGGAAGTTAGCCGTGAAGTTATTAGCATCGAGGAATACCGCCTTCGAACGATAGTCATGAGTTTCTTTCCTTTCAGATGACTTCTGAGCAAACAACAACGGAATACCAGACCAGAAAATCTTACCTCCAGGCTTACACAAAGCAGAAAGAGTTAGCAAAACATTCTTTTCATCCTCAAGAGAGTTTACTGAGTTCAGTACGCTATCGCATACGACCACATCATACAGTCCATATTCCGACAGAGTTCTGCAAAGAGCTGTACAATCCTGACGTATCTCCTTCTCATCAATGATATCAGCTCCATCCTTACGATGGAAGAACTCAATAGCATCAATCCGATATCCTTTCTTCTGCAACATAGTCGCATAATCCTTTTGGCCGGCTCCAAAATCAAGCACACGTGTCTCTTTTGTTATATTGGGGATTACTAAAGACTCATATAAGGTCGAATGGCTTCTACTGCTCGGAACTCCATTCTTTTGGCGTAAACGCGCCTTTTGTGCAAAAGACTGTATATAAGTCTTTCTTTCCAAGTGGGAATACTCAAACACCCCATACTCTTTCGAGAAATAAGATAAAGCCAGTTCATCCTTTCCTTCCGGAAGGACATAAACAAGTAGATCCATTCCCAAAAGTTTTACCGTCTTGGCATATACGGTAGAAATTATAACCTTACCAGTGTGATCGCATACAGCATTGGCAAACTGCCCATACCGAAGAATCATTTTCGTAAGGTCCACCACACGAGAGTTATTCCCTCCTTTTGTTATAAGAGTGATATCCTTATTCGGAACAGTAAAAAAACCTTCGGCACCAGCAGGAAGAGCCACATGAATATCTGGTTGTATTTCAGATACCTCACATTCTGCATAGTTGTGAAGCTGATTAAAACGTACCTCATCGGTTGAGTTTACCCCATCGAGGATAAATGCCGGCACATGGGTATACCCCAGCAGCTTCATTGTCTTGGTACGCTGATGCCCTGCCATAATACGATTGTCAGACCTACGGATAATGATGGGCTTAATAATGCCAAGCTCTGTTATTGACTTCTTCAAATTCTCCTGCGCTTCCGGAGTAAGTAACCTCGGGTTATATTCTGCAGGATTCAATGCCGATATATCTATATACTCCATCATACGCCCAACAGATTATTGACAAAGCCAATCATTACACCATTCTCTTCCAGATACTCATTGGCCCGCTGTTTCAGTCCTTCAAGTTCTATATCAGTTATCGGTATCTTATACCCCTCAAATGCCAGGTACTTGATATGCGCTCCAGCTTCATAATTTTCATTCCGGAGTACGTTATGAGTATCTTCTATCTCATTAGAGAAATCATTCATCTCAGGGAAGCTGATACCGTCCAAGCCCCACTCCATCAACTCACGACAATCCCATTCAAACAAACGTGTCATATCCCATTGTCCGTTACTGACATTATCTCGGATAATGATTTCACGCTCGCGTTCCTCTGTCAGATTCGGAATAAGAACAGTTGGGACTTCTTCAATGCCAAGCTGAACACATGCGTCATACCGCTGGTTCCCTGCAATAATGACCAGTTCTCCAGTACGATCAGAAAGGATAATCGGTCGAGCTTCAAAGTAATCCGGATTCTTTTGTATGGATTCTTGTAGCTTTGCCAGTTGTTCCTTCGTTATGGAACGAGGGTTATTTTCCAGCCTTTTTAAAGTCTCTGTTTTTCTGTAAATTACTTCCATATTTCTCAGTATTTGCGTTACAGAAACAAATTTACCCGATAACCGCCACAAAGCAGTTACCGGGTATATGCAAAGCACTGACAAAGGCTGTCAGTAGGATTTCAACTTTAACGCTGTCTCTTATACACATCTCCGAGCCCACGAGACTGCAGCTAATCTCGTA